CGCGCAACAGGTTGTAGCCGTGAGGGTGAACCGTGTTTAGTTTATCTATCCATTTATGTTCTTTTTTGGATAAGTCTTTGCGGTCTTTGGCTGTGTCCAGCACGGAAAAGGTGAAGTTATCTTCACCGTAGACGCGGATAGCCTCTTGCAGACTATGCTTGCTTCCTCGCCCGCGGCGGGCGGCACTCAGGTGCGCTGACTTTCTTTTTTTCAGGCAGAGAGCCGCCCCCACATACTGCATACCGTTGACGGCATTTGTAGCGAGATAGACGATCATTTGCTGGCTTCTTTTAGATACCATTGGCGGTCTGTATTTGTGTTCCAGAAGCCGCCGTCATTGAGAAAACATTCGTAGACCACGCAGACCTCATGTTCCATGTCGTCATCTTTCCATACGCAGAGGTCAAACATCCGCTCACCGACTTGGATGCCATACCAGTCGTTGTCCTCGTCACGCCCACTATGCTCGTTCTGGATATGGGCATCTGTTTCGTAGAACGCGGTCAGATAGCCCTTCTCGTAGTCGGACAGCACTAACTCGTCGTCAGAACCGTGATCCGCGGTCTCTGGCTCGTCATCCGCCCACATTTTAGGCTGGCCGTGAACCATGAGCCGCAGATAGAAGCCATCGTCTTCTGCATCCCAGACATGGTTCCATTTATCGCCGAAGTGGTCAGTTAACAGATAAAACAGTTCTTCATCGAAGGCGGCGAATTGTTTACTTTCCATCTTTATTCCCCCACACATTGAGTTGCGTTTCGCGGATGATGCCCCGTGCTTGGAGCATTTTGCCATAACGGACATCTAGGCTAGGGTCGTCACTTGTTCCCATTGAATAGAAATCATCTAGATCACAATCAATCGCAACGATGACGGCGTTCCACAATTCTTCTGACATTTCGACTTTCATATCATTCTCCCGTAGTTGATATAAGATTTATCCCATACATAATATAAATAAAAAGGGGCGTCAAGCCCCTTAATGCCGTGTCTCCTCATCATAATCATATGCGGCGGCGATAACTGCCGCTTGGTTCATGGCGGATGACAGCATACCCATTGTGGTTGAGTTGTCTGGGCTTTGCACCATAAGACGGAACAGGAGCGCGGTCAGCGCACCGCCCATCACGGCACCTGCATTGTGGCCGTCCTGTTCCAGTTCATCTAGCAGGGCGTTCATATGATCCCCTGCTATATCGAAATCGCTTTCTAGGTCGCTCATCCCCGTTGTATCCTTTGCCATGCGGCCTGAATTTCTGCCGCTTTATCCACGGCTTCACGGCTAAATTGGCCGTCAGCCGCGGTCTTTGAAGCGTGGAGTTCGACAGCCCGACTGACTATCGCTGTTGCTGTTTGCCAGTCCATCGCCCGCGCCTTCTCAATTACCTTATCAGATTTATTCATTGTCGTCTTCTCCCGTATTTATATAAGACAACTCCTATATACCCTTACTACTATATATTGTCAACAGGTAAAAAAAGACCCCCAGAGCCTGAACTCTGAGGGTCTCACTACGGGAATGTAAAGCTTGGGGGCTCTACAAGTCCCTTTATATACGACTGTATGGGAATTGCAACATATATTCGGGTAATTTAGTGGATTATTTTCGCTTTAATTTTGAATTAAATTAAGTCTTTAGCACGGGAGGTGTTCTTGGGGGCTTTTGAAGCGGGTAAACTTGGTGAATACATTTGTGCATCGCGGTTAATGAAGTTAGGGGTCTCTTGTGAAATAGTCAATTTAGACACAGTGGACATTGTGGCTTATGTTGACCAGCGGTTGATCCGCATACAGGTGAAATCTAGCGTTTTAAAAAAGCACGGCAGGTCGCTTGGGTATCAGTTTGCTACCAGTTACAGCGGCAGGAAAAGGCCGATTACTAAGGAGCACTGCGACATAGTGGCTCTTGTGGCTACTGATTGTGAACGGGTGCTGTTTAAACCCGTAGAATGTTTAAAGGGGCAGGTCACTAAACGCATCCTGCCCCGTAAGTTTGATAGAGATGACTTAGAATATAAGTCTTGGCATTATTGTTTGGACCACATCAATCCAGATCGTCAGGGCTGATAAGACCTTTTTCCAACGCATCCATTAATTCGTCATCCGTCATGCGGTCAATAACTGATGCCGAATACATTTTCTTTTTTTGGCGGGGTTTTGCGACTACTTGTTTTTTGACGGGTTTTGCGACTACTTGCGTTTCGACAACCTTTTTAATATCCGCTAATACCTCAATAGTGGCATAACGATGGTTACATTTAAGACACTCACGGTTGCGGCGTATTGTGCCGTCGTCCGTGGGCCGTGAGTTGTAGACCTTACTCTTTGATTTGCATTTTGGACATATCACGATAGTCTCCAATAGTTAGTAAGCAGACCTTGCAGGTTACTGACCCGTTGTCCGCGGGCTCTGGCAGGGTAATCAGGCACTTTGGGCATCTGCCCTCATCTAGTGGCTTTTGTATCCTGCCCGCATCCCCGAAAGTTGAGTATTGCAGTTCCCTATTCTTCGGTCTCTTCTTCATTTTCAATCTCCCCAGATCCGCCGCAGAGTTCGCACTCCATCATGCGTCCTTCTAACCAACCGCCGCGCCATGCCATAGGAGCAGGGACAGCGACTTCATATTCGCATTGTCCCTCTCCGCCACATTCTGGGCAAGTTATATAATCAGGCACGTCCTAAAGCCCTCTGACGGTCGTAGAAATCACGATTGTGCTTTCTGACCTTTTCACGATTATTTTTGATCCAATGCTTTTTTGAGCATTTCTTGGAGCAGTATTTGCGTTGTTGACCCGTGAGCCGCGTTCCGCAGTTCGCGCAGTTTTTTCTGCCGTTCTTGCGCTTTTTAATTGGTGCTCGTTCCGGCATTGACACGACATTAGTAGGTGGGGCAGGCTCTGCCGCTTTTTTCTTAGCCTTTTCTCTGGCTAGGGCTTCGGCTACCTCGCCTTCAATTTCATAACGGAGCAGGATAGCCCGTGCGCCCAGCATTTCCATCGTGCGACGGCTCACGGCCCCTGTTTCGTCATACTCGTGCAGAGCAAACTGAATTGCATAAAGCGTATTATGTTTTTCCATTTCGGTCTCCCGTATAAGAGTTGATAGAAATTATCCCATACCATAGGTAAAAAAAGGAGTCAACTACATATAGTAGCTGACTACTTATGTTTTTTGTAGACTTCCCACATAATGCGAAGTTGGCCGCTGATGGTGCGGCCTTCTGCTTTTGCAATCGTTTTTATCTGCTCGTATACCTCAATCGGCACAAGAACAGACTTCCATTTGGTGATATCCATAAAATTTATCCCAATATATTGTGGTCTGTAAGCGAATATATAGGAGATATTGTATTATTGCAAGCAAAAAGACCCCGCCGAAGCGGGGTCAGTTGGGGAGGAAAATAATAAAAAAGCCTTACTTGAGCCGGTAAATGATAATAAGCATCAGGGCTATCTGAATAGCATCAATCCAAGGAACCCCAAAACCCGTTGTCATATCATTCCGCCTCTCCCCAGCTTGGGCCGATTTCGACATCACACTTGCTGGGTATCTCTAATGGTACAGCATTTTCCATAATATTGGCAATACTTTCTGCATCTTCACGATCTTTCACAGAAATTGCTATCTCATCGTGGATTTGAATGAGCGGGATGCGCCCCTGTTCATAAATATTCACCATTGCCTGCTTTGTCATGTCCGCGGCGGACGCTTGGATGAGCCTGTTCAGGGCTTTGTAGGTGTATGCCCGCTTCAAACGGGTGGTTTCGCCATATTCTTTGACGGCATCTTGGTAGGGCAAAGCCTTGTTCATAGCGAATGTGTCGGGCTCCCAGAGGTCAAAACGACATTTTCTGCCCAGTATAGAGCGGACAGAGCCGCTTGAGCCGCGGTCGTTGAGCCGATTTTGAACGCCACTCATCAGGCCTTTAACGAACGGGACGCGCTCGTGGTACTGCCTAACCAGTCCCTTGGCTTCATCTACATCAATATCTAGCTGGTCAGACAGTTTGTTGACGCCCATTCCGTACATCATGCCCAGATTGATCGTCTTCGCCTGTTTACGCGGGATCGACGCCATTTCTGCCACCATCGTATGAAAATCCATATTAGGATCGTGTCTATAAGCATCTACAAACTCCTCTACTCCCGCCATCTGTTTGCCGCGGGCTCTGCCATATACATATGAGTAATGCACCAAGATGCGCGGTTCTTGTTGCGAGAAATCAATCGCCGCCCACTGCTCACCCTCTTCCGGTAGGAACAGGCTACGGATCATCGGGCCAAGTTCTGGGTCGCGGGCAGGGATTTGCTGCAAATTGGGGTTGGACATGGATATGCGTCCTGATACCGTGCCGCCATCGTCAGAGCGGATCTGGTTGATATGACCGTGGATGCGCCCGTCGTTGCGGCAATGCTTCATAATGGTGTTGATAAAGGTACCGCTGGTCTTGTTCAGGTTGCGGGCTTTAACAATTAGCTGAGCCAGTTCATGTGGGTGGTCGGAAAGAAATGACTTAGTAAAAGACGGTGCGCCTTTTTCTGTGCGCGGGTAGGCAATGCTTAGTTTATCGAAAGCCTTGGCTATTGACGCCGCCGCCCAGAGCTCTACATCAGAACCAGCTACGGACTTAATCCGTTTGATAATCTCTTTTTCCTGCTTAATTAAATAATTTCTGGTGCGCTCGACACGGTCTTGGTCAACGCGGACGCCGCGCCAAGTCATGTCAATCAGGCAGGGCAGAAGTTTTAACTCCAGTTCGGCAATAGGCCAAAGGTCTTCTTTGGTCAGTTGTGTGGACAGGTAGTTCCACAAGTCGAGCGTGATCTCTGCATCATTTTGTGCATACGGCCCGACATACATGGCAGGCATTTTCCACATCTCAGCTTTTGGGTCGAGGCCAAATTCTCTAGCGGCTTCTTGTAATGTCTTTTCTGTTTTAATTTTGCCCAGCAGGTCGTAACAAAGCGCGTTCAGGCTGTAGCTGAAGCGGTTCTCGTCGAGTAGCGCGGCGATTAGCATCGTGTCGATGATTTTACCGTTTAACGTGAAGCCCATCTGGCGTATCCATCCCGCATCATACTGTGCGTTGTGCATAATCTTGTCGGCAGGACACTCGAACACCTTCTTGAGCCATTTATTGACAATGCGCTCGTCAAGGTTGCCGCCACCAAGGTGGCGGATCGGGATATATCCTGCCCAATCCGCTACCGCGATAGCGTAGCCCACTACTTCACCATCACCTGTAGGCCATCCGGGGCCGTTGGTTTTGATGTTTGGGTCGCGGGTCTCGACATCTATAGCAATTTGCTTTGCATCAAAGATGTCGGGTAGCTCTGCGGGTGGCACCCATTCACTCTTGGGGCCGAACATGGTCATCTGTAGTGCCATTATACTTTCCTTACTGTGGCCATTTCCTTGCCACATTTAACGAGCACCCAGCCTTGAGCTAGGTACTCTTCCAAATGTTGTATTGGGATAAAGCGAACCATTAGTCCTCTCCACCAAGTGCGCCGTAGCCGCAGATATCTACCCAGCTATCTTCATGTTCTGGGGTTACAATTAGCCGCGATAGTTTGACCGCCACCATACATTGGTAGACTTGCGAGACAGAAACCTCTTTGTCCAGAAGCACAGACCACATCTTGGCTATGCGCTCGTGGTTTTCGTGGGCTTCCCCATATTCTTTGGCCCGTGGGCCGTTGACTAGGCTCTCTGCTTTTTTAAGAATTTCTTCACGCTTCATATCCAATAACTCCTGTTCGTGTCTTCGGGTTCAACCAAGTAGAGGTTCTGCTTGGTTCTGGTTACACCCACATAAAACACTCTATGCAGGTCATCTGGTGCCGTCTCAGCGGCTTTAGACGCGGCAGGGGACAAGTCTGTATATAGCACAACATTGTCGGCTTCGCCTCCTTTAGATCCGTGGATCGTGGACAGGTTTATACGGGGTACGGCATTAAATTTTTCGCCGCGCCGCAGAAGAGCCGTGATGTATGCACGGTCACCGCTGGGCATTTTGTCCATAGCCGTATGCCAGATCATGTCAATAGTGGCTAGCAGGCCGTGGTTAACTGTCAACTCTTCAAAGTTAACTAATTCATCATCGTCTAAAGCGGGCAGTTTCTTAAATCCGCGCTTGACTCTGTCCCCGACAGACATATAACTGTAAATGGCTCGTGCGGCCTCGCCCGTAATTCTCTTGCCTTTTCTCAGTTGTTCCCAGCCGTTGATGGCCTCGCTCAGTCTTTCTGAGATAGACCGTCTTCCATTACGGCTAAACAAGAAGCCGCGGCTTTTTAAGTCATCGGTAGCGGCATCTAGGAAATAACCGGCTTGAGCCAGCACGAGCCACGAACCCTCCTCAAACCCTATGTATCCGGTGCTTGGTATGCGTTGCACTTTGCCCCTGTCTTGCCGTGGCAGATAGGTCTTTGGTACGCGGCGCACGATGCGTTTTGCAATGCGCTCCGCCAGCGGGTGGACGGTAGCGGGTACGCGGTAGGATTGTTCCAGCACTTCGTAGCCCCCGTTGAGGCCGATAAAGTGTTCGACATCGGCACCTGCCCAGCGGTAGATGGCTTGGTCATCATCCCCCGCGCAGTAGATGCGGTCTGAGTGTTGCTCCAGCACATGAGCCACGTCCCACTGTAGGGGTGACAAATCCTGCGCTTCGTCGATAAAGGTTATGGCTAGGCGGGGGCAGAACCCTGCGCCGTCGCGCACAAACACTTCCAACATATCGGTGAAGTCGTAGAGGTTAAACCTGTTTTTGTATTCAGTTAAGCTGTCTGCCACATACTTGATGGTAGTCCACGCTATATCTAATCCGCTCTCGTCATATTGTTGCCGCAAATCAACTTTGCGTAGCCGTGCTAGATTGATGAGGCCGATGATAGGGTTGTTATTTTTTTTTAAATCGAAAGCATCTTCTGTGCTTGTGCCGGTTACCAAGTCGTGCCCAACGGCGTGGCCTAGTTCTTTGTAATGCTCTGGCTGCATAACCTGTTCTTGGCGAATACCCGACAGCTTTAAGGCAAAACTGTGCAGAGTGCGGAACCACGGCAGTTGTGCAGGTTCAAAGTTAAAGCGGGTGCAGGCGCGTTCGACAGCCTCGTTAGCCGCTTGGCGAGTGAAGGCAAAGTAGCCGATGTGGGCAGGGTCCACGCCGGATGAAAGGGCCTCGTCCACTTTGTTGAGCAGGGCGGTAGTTTTACCAGTTCCGGGCGGCCCGTATATACGGAATATCTTAGTATCCATTAGAAGGAATCCTACGACGGTAGTTACCTAATCGGCTTCGTATGATTTGATTGATTGTCGGTTTGCTAACCCCTAATCTTTCCGATATCCAATCCAGTTTTCGGAAATCTAAGTAGTACTCAACAATGAGGTCGTTCCGCTGTTTTTTGGCTTTACGCTTTTCTTCGCGAATCTGTCTCAGGGTTATCTTTTTTTCTTTTTCTAAATCAGGGAGCGTGTAACCGTGTTGAGCTAGTTTTGTTTTAATTTCCCGCAGACTTACTTTGCCTAAGTTTGGTATCCGGCGCAGATCGTTTGTTTTGGTGTATTCAACAAACTCCTCTAGGAACATCGGCGTAAGGTTTTCGTTGCACAGGCAGTTATAAGTGCGAACCTCCCACGGGATGTCTTTGACATAGACGGGCACTTCTGGGAAGGACTTCATCAGGTTTGTTACAGCGTCAATTTTGGCAACGATTTGTCTGACCCGCTCACGAGATACTCCGTATTTGTCCGCGACGGCTTGCAAAGTGCGTCTTTCAACTACCCGCTCTTTGTAGATTTCCTGATTTCTAATCGACATCGGTCAACTCCTCAACGCTGTTGACACGACGCATAAAGATAGGGGTTTCGTCTCCCATCCACGCCCCGACTACATTGTAATACATAAAGTCCACAGCCTCATCTAGGCTCATGTTGTCTCGCTCACACAGAATGGCTACGCATTTATCAAAGTCGTACACCACTATGGCGGGTTGCCCCGCTCTTTCTCCCATGCCGATAACGGCATCATTAAATCCGTCCGCTAGTAACATTAGAAAGGTGCCTCCGTTTGGTTGCCGCCGAAGTCTGGCGTGTTTAATTCAATCTCTGCTGTTTCAAAAGAAGGGATTTGCCACACACGGACAGGCCTGCCTTTAATCTTTAGAACAGTGCTTTCCCCTCCCTTGTCGCGTAGACGCTGGGCGATCTTGTGTGACTTGTATTCAAAAAACTTGTTACGCTTGAGGAAATTCTCAAAGTCTTTCAAACGAAACAGGGTGACTCCTGCTTCATCATCGGTCCAAGGCCGTTTAAGCAGGATCTCTTCCTTGTCGTTGGCTTTCTGTAGATGGACGCAGAACTCTTCCAGATAGTCATAAAACTGGCCGCTGATGCTGGCGTCTTCTGCCACCTCAATAATGGCGCTCTCGTTGTCTTTCATTTCTGTCAGCAGACCGCCGATGCGGCCTTCCCAGACCTGCTTGCTTACAGAGCGCGGCATAAAGTTCAACTGCTCCATACAAGCCTTCTGGAACGTCGGCTGGCTCATCAGGCCTTCAGTATCCAGTTCCAGCGGTTCCCCGTTTACATCCAGAAACCAGACCGGCGGGTTGGAATTATATTTACGCAGGTTAGCAATCGCCGCGCCTTGAATAGCGGCACCGATGCCGTGCTTTCTGGTCTGGCACAGTTCCTTGTTGCAATGCGCGTTGATGGGGGCATCCGAGCATTTGTAGGCGTAGTCTTTACGCTCTAACTGCCTTGCCACAATGTTGACTTCATTCAGCGGCAGAGGTGGCACCAGATACTGCATATTATATTGCAAGATTTCTGACTCCCAGCTATCTGGGTAAGCCTTGCGTAGATACACGCCGATGTTGAACAGGCCGTTATTGCGCCCGCCCTCGCTGATTTTGTTCTTCAGCAAGAATTGCAGACAAGGCGGTCCATCTTTCATCTGCGCCGCTTCGGCTTCATCCCCGATTTGCAGTTTCAACAACTGCTCTGGCGTCTGCTTGTGCGCTTCGTATAGTTCAAAAAATTCTTCTAGTGTGGCCGATGTGCCGTCTTCTTTAATCGCGTAGCGCAGTCCGTCTTCCGCGTCGTAATACGGCAGGTTCAGAAAATTGCCCACATCATCGCGGTCTAAGTGCAGTTTTACCTGCTTTGGAAATATCTCGCTACCACCGTAACCCAGCGCGGCAGACACCTGTTGCAGAGTAGACTGCATATCTTTGGCGTCTACCCATTCTGTGGTGAACAGGAAGCAGTGCGCTCCGCCAGATTTTGAACGGCACACAACGAGTGGCAGTTGCAACTTACGGATCTTTTCTACCAGTAGCTTGTGGTCAAGTGGATACTGGTCAACATCAATACAGCCCCATACGCACTGGTTACTTTCATTGATCGGTATGATGCCAATAGCGCGGCCTTTGCCGGACAGGTGACCTTCCCAGAGTGCCGTGGTGCGCGGTTCGCGCATGATGGCGGCTCTACCGGTGTTCTTCCCGTTAGCCTGCTGCTTTTCTATTTTATATGTGCCGTAGGCCAACTGTAGGCCATTAAATACGGCGGAAAACTTTTCTACAGACATGACGCCCCCAAAAGAAAAAGGATGACGTTATAACGCTATAACGCTATAACGCCACCCCAACTACTTAGAATGGTACGTCGTCGGAGACATCCCCGCCCGCGCTCTCATCCTGATGCTTTACAACAACGTCACCCGACTGGATACTTGCGTTGAACTCTTTTGCACGGTTGTACAGGTTCATATCCTCGACGGGACCGACGCGGCTCATTTCCCAGCCGTGCCAGCTACCTTTGCTGTTTTCCTCAAGATTGGTCTTGAGCAGATACACATGGCTAAAACGCGGCGGTGTGAACGGCCCGTTCTTGCCCTGCATGGTGAGTGATGAAATCATGCTGTTCCATTTTCTGGACTTCTTTAGCTGGGTTGATTTCATCGCGATCAGTGCTGTCTCAGCAGACCCGTCTTCGTTCAGCACGATTACAAAGTGCTGGTGGGTCTCTTCGATATACTGACCGGAACCGTCGGTAACATATTCTTTGTTATCTTCGG